TGGTGGTAGGGGCTTTAGGTTGGATAAATCTCTTGATGGTAGTTTTGAGGTTGCTATTCTGTCAGAATTCTCAATTCTCAATTCACAATTCTCAATTATTGTGTCCTTTTTGGCTTCGCCATTTTGCTCGTTTGCTTTTACACCTTGCTCAAGCTTGTTGTTTCCGTTGTATAGACTTTTTTGTTCGTCGGGACTACTTACACCACTACCATTAAAATCCACATTCATTGAGAATTGAGAATTGTGAATTGAGAATTGACCAGCTGTATCGGTATTTTCATGCTTAAAAGATAGACTATCTGGCAAATAATATGTTCCCTGCATCAGCTTCACACTCAGCCCATCTGCCCCTTGTTGACCTTTATCACCCCTGCGTGGGAACTCGCCAAAGTACTGCCAATATTCCTCTAGTGTGCCGTTTTTTCTTGTCCATACCCACATGTTGTATATTGGGTCGGTGTGCAAGGGGCGTATGCTTTTACGCCCTAGCCATACATAGCCTTGAGCTGTGGTGTCGTCGTCTTGAAGTTCAGGTCTGTCTAGTATGTCATCTGGGGCGGTGGCATTATTTGCTACTTTGTATATTCTAAAGCCGTAGCTCGTTGTACTGTTTAAATTCCCTAAGTCCCCTAGTATACCGTTTATAAGCTGTTTGAGTATCTCTATTTGTATCTTATTGGCATTTATTTGCTCTGCTTCTTGTTCATTTAAATCTAGCTGTATATCGCTATCTGCCACACCACCAGCTAGCACAGTAGTACTATAGATGTTGCTAGTGAGCCTATATTTCACCGACTTTACAATAATAGTAGCATCAGGGTCAGTAGGGTCTACTATCTCCTTGTCCACACTCTCAGTATAATTAAACACCATCTCTAAGTCCCCTGCCACATCAGTAAATGCCTGTGGAAGCGGACACTCAAACCGCATGTGGGTGTACTGAACTGATGAGTTCCCCACTACACCACCAGTCTTTCCACTACCCACACTACCCACATTAGGGTTCGCATTCATTGAGAATTGTGCATTGTGCATTGTGCATTGACCAGCTGTATCAAGACACACTTTGTCCACATACAAAAGGTTAAAACTATCCGTCCTATACTGCCGTCTCTGTCCCATATTGTCCACAGTCGTACGGTAGACAGTCAGTAGTGGCTCACCTACTGCGTTTTGAGTGATGGGTACATAGACTTGGAGATTTATAAAGCCGTAGCTACCTTGATAGAGTTTTGTGTTGGTCAGAGCTGTGGCTGTACCGCTTGCGTCTAGCAGTATTGTCAATTTTCTGAGATTTTTTATTTCATTCATGTATTTTTAATTTCCTTTTTGGTTATCAAATCATTTAGCAAAACCTTTAGTAGTTTAAAACCTACTAAAGGATAGCACTCAAGTCTATAATGTACAATTTTAGTGGGTTTGGTACTCGTCTCATCACTGTGCTAGTCACTCTGCCTACCATCCACTTTCTGCCGAATACTAGGACTATATCACCGCTCTGAACTATACATTTATGTTGTTTTTGAGTGATATCATAATAGGCGTCTGTAGTACTTACTGAAATAGCCTCAGCGTTTGCTAGCATGCCTTTGTGTGGGGTTTCTGTCATGCTCTGCTCATCGCTAGCTTCTCTAAACTGTACTAGCTCACCAGTACACACATAATAGTTGTTTTGAACCAGCATGGTAGTTTCATCATCTACTGCTAGCATCTCTTGTGGTTTAGGTATATATCTCTTGTATACCTTGCCCCAGTCGCCCACAAACCCAAATGGTATACGCTTTACAATCTTTATACTCATAATAAAATCAATATTTGTCTAAGCCAGGTTGAACACCTTGCTGTACCGCAAACCATCTAGTCAGCCCCAAAGTCTCTAATGTTCTTATAGTTTCTTGAGACATGTCACTAGTGTCTCGTAGGGCATCATCGGGCTTTAGTGGGGCTACTTCACCTGTATCAGTCGTTATACTCACCTTGCTGTACTCGGCACTATCACCATTTTTCACTAGCCATCTAGCTTGGTCTGCTAGAGCTTCCTCAAACTGCTTTCGCATAAAGTATTGGTCGTGGTATATGGTCTTAGGGGCTGTGGCTATCCTATACATCATGATTTGGTATCTACTTATACCCGCCTTGTACTGAATGTAGTCATACACCTTTTTACTAGTTTTGCGTATAAGCTCACTCGCATTGTTAGAACTATCTGTCACATACTGCTCATATTTGATGTTATAATACTCTAGTCCCTCAACAGTCAGCTCATACCTATGCAACATAGGCTGGTATATCATATACTGAGTATTGCAAGGGTACTTGACCTCAATACTACCATCAAAGTCATCAGCGTCATTGTAGGCTACTATGCCACCTTTCAACAATTGTTCTTTTCTCATATCTATGTATATATGTTCTTTTTTCTTTTTAGGAAAAAAGAAAAAGAACCAAAAAGAAAAACCAAAAAGGAACTTAGGGGTCTAAACTTTTGGACTTATTGAGATGTTCCCATCAGGCGGGTTTAGTAAATTGCTTTCCACAGTCAAAATTAGTGTAAATACTGCAGGTTCACTAGCTTCATAACCCTCTAAAGTGGCTACTACTTCACATGTGATTACAAAATCACCCTCTGTATCAGCTGTAAAGTCTATTTCACTGACATCAACATCATTTTCATAATCATAATAACCATCACCAGTTATATCCCAACTATATAAGAATATTACATCCTCTTTTTCGTGTGTCGCTTCTACAGAAATTGTATACTCTCCAAACAGAATTGTCTCACTTTGTTCAACTCGTGCAAGCGTAGGACTTGTTAATCGGGGCTGTGGCTCGCTTTTGTAGTTCTTGGGCATAAGTACTAGGGTGAATAATACCCCTAATATTAGCACTACTGAGATTATCAAAAATATCTGACTTTTCTCTCTTTTACTTATCTTTTTCATTACTTTTACTCCTTATATATTTTTAAAATATTATTTAATGTTATCACTCTTTTTACTCTTGCCTACATCTAGTTTCAATAATAAATTATCTAGATACTGTGTTACATAAGGCACAAATCTATCATTTACATAGTTGTAACCACCTACTAGACCTAGTAGTCCAAAACCAAAGAACATTACTAAGTTTGCTACAGCTAGCAGAAAATACCTCATGTCGTGTATTCCACTAAACCCTAGCATCACCACACCCGTCAACATGAATATAGCAAGCAAAGACTTAATTACTATAGTCCGTGTCCACCAACCTATCCAGTAGCTTAGCATTGTCCCAGTTTTTTGCTCTCTAGCTTGCCTATTATAGTACTGCTTGAGTAGTTCCTTATGCTCAGCATGACCCCATATTGTGCCTTGTAGAGCCAAGCCGTAGCCTATTATAACCCCAAACATGGCATTTATAAGTATATAAACAGCTAGCACACTAGTCTCTACCACCAAGTCACTAGCCCCCTGTATAAGCACCAAAATCACTATAAGGTAGCTCACTGCCCCTATAAATGATGTTATCATGCCTATACTTTCCACTAGCTTAAGCTTTTTAGGCAACCCCTTGACCTTGTTGAACCTATTCGCTAACTCTAACTGTGGATTAATAGCTACTTGACTAGCTGATGGTGAGACTGGTGGTGAATGTGAGGTTTGTTCGTTTGTTTTGTTTGTGCTATTCACTAAGTCATTTAAGGTTTTGTGTTCCATAATTGATTAAAATTTAAAATATTTGGTTATTTTCCAAATATTTCTTGTTGACTTTTTTATCAAAATTGCATATAATAGGAGTATAAAGTTGTGGTAGTGAGCATGGATACTTGCCCACGCAAAAGCCAATCGGTTAAAGTCGGTTGGCTTTCTTTTTATATTATTTCCATGGCACTGACTATCCAATTTACCTTAATGTCATCATAGTTTGGTTTAAATGAAACCCTAAACCCATCATACTCTTTGTAAGGTCTGTCTTGCTCATCAATACCAAATGTTCCTTTAGTAATTATGTCAGATATTTTATTTGCCATTTCTAAGCCACTAACAGTACCTTTCCCGCTAGCTTTGTAAATATCCCTACGCTCAATTAAGTGTTGCAGACCACCACCACTATCACCCCAGACCAAATCAACATTTCCATCATCACTTTTACTAGGAAATTCTGGTACATAAAAAGCCCCTTTTACATGCCCTTGCTTTTCTCTTAGCAAAAGTTCAACCGCTTGCTGACCTTTTACACCCTTAAACTCCTTGCCCCAAAATTCTGCTTGAGATTTTGGGGTCTTTTTTGTAGCCACACCTTGAGTTGAATTGTTGTTAGTGACTGTGCCTACAATTTCATTAGCTCTAATTGTCTCAGCTGGGGTATCCCCACTGCTCTTGCTCACAAACTGACCACCACCATCACCCTTGGGCTTGTGTTCTCTACCGTTTTTATCTACCATATATCACCAGACTTTACTTAGTACCTTTTGTCTCAACTTTTGTTCATACATATCTTTGTTTTCTTGCTTTACTTGTTTTACTATGTTTTCGGCTTCGTACAGTGACTTGGCTGTGCCGTTTAGCCTTTCATCATTGATTAGGTCATAGCCTATCTTGGCATCTTTGCCCCAATTGGTGTAATAACCTGACAAATTTGACTGCTTGGTAGCACCTATTTGTTTTAGTGATAAACCTTTTTTACTCAAAGCACTGTCATACTGATTTACATTGGTGCTAGTGGACACTATTCTACCCAGAGTTCTATATAGCTTTTTACTCTTGCTATGTTCTACAGGCGGGGTTATAGTTTGACCTACTCTAGCACTAGCGGGGGCTAGGTAGTTGTATACCTTGCCCCCTTTGGTGTGTCCATAGTTTACTCCCACCACCTTTACTAGACCTCTGGCATCTTTAGCACTAGGATAGGCACTGCCTTGCTCAGCGTGCTTAGGGTTGAAAAAAGGCGACCTACCTATAGTCTCATTTCTATCATAACTATTTTTCTTTGTCATTTTTCTATGTTCTTTTTCTTTTTATAAAAAAATAAAAAGAACCAAAAAGAAAAACCAATATGGGCAGATAGGTTATAATTATGGGGCTACAGCTGTGTTGACTTTCGCAATAGCCAATGCTGGGTTTGTTACTATACCACCCATCACTGACATGATTTGAGCAAAGCTACCTACAAATGTCTTGTCGTCCTCTACTAGCCTAAATCCCTCAACAGTGCTAGCTATGCCAAAAGTATCGTGGTCATAAATAATATATTCGCAGTCTGCAGCATCACCAGTATTAGCTGTCATGTTGCTGTCTAGAGGTGTGCCACCGCCTATAAGATTGCTAGTATACACATCCATACCAAATATTCTACCTATGACACCCTCTTTCAGAGCTTGTTCATTGGTCTCAGGTATAAAGCCTTTACCTATAGCCCAGTCTGTCAAAAAGAACTGCTCAGCATCAGGTGAGATTATAAGCACATCAGCTACACCACCACTTACACGGATTTGCTTACGGTCACTCAAGATACTGTCTATAAGCGTTTTGCTGTCTACTGATGCTGTAGTATTAGATGACCTAGTAGCACCACCACCCTCGGTCTTGGTAGGTGCTAGCAAGTATTGCATGCATTGCACATTAAATCCCTCTGTCCACTCTGCTAGCACTTCGTTTGCCTTGTCTACTGACTTTCCACTAGCTCGTAGCTCATCTATAAGGTTATAAATCTTTTCACTTCTAGACAGTGCATCTTTTTGCACTATAGTCAAAAGCTGGTCTCTAGTTTGAGTGTGCTTAAAGTCTAGTCCGTCTACACTAGTTGCATCTCTTACCTCTACCGCTTGCTTGCCTAGTCTGCGTACCATAATCTGACCAGCACGCTCGTAGTACTTGTCTGTAAATGTCTTGCCAGGCTTAAAGGTACTGTCCTTGAACATGTTCTTTATAAGCACTTTGCTAAATGCTGTGTCAGCGGTCTCTATCCCGCTGTACCTAATTGAATTGGTTATATCAAAAGCCACTTTATTCTATCTCCTTATTTGCTTTATTATTTTTTGTTTGCTTTGTTTTTGTTTTTGTTTTGCTTAGCTCTGCACTTTGCTCTTCACTAGGCTCTTCAATTTCTTCCATACTAAATGTAATCTTACAATAGTTATAATTTACACTTGCTGTCCACCCAGCATTGTCCTTGTTCCATCTCTTGTCATTGTTACTAGGACTAGGGTTGTACACCACTGGTGAAAAGACTATACCATCTAAACTTTCCCATTCCCACCCATCTTTAAAGAAATACCATGCACCTATTTTTAGTGGATAGCTAGGGTACAAGCTAACCCACTTATCTGGTGGGTTGTTTATGGTCACTGGCTGAACTGCCAACTTTCCACTAAACAAGTCTCCACCCACTGGAGCGCCTACAGCACCACCTTGGTATGTTGATGACACACTATCTGTCTTGTTAGAAATATTGCCTAAGTCTAGCGTGATGTTATTGAAACTAGCATTTACTAGCATATCCAGTGACTTCTCATAACTAGACAATTTAGCTCTCTGCACTGTCTCTAGTGAGACTAGTCGGTCATTCAAACCTTGAATATCTGCTATTGCATGAGTGTGACTAATATTTGCCTTGGTGGCTAGCTCGGTGGTTACGGTATCAATTTTTGTAGACAAATCAGTATTTACGCCATCTATTGAGCTTTGCAAATTTGTATCCACAGTAGTGACTTTGCTATCTATGTCAGATACCTTTGTATCCACTGTAGTCACTTTAGTATCTAGACCAGATACTGCATTGTCTAATCCTTGAGCTATTTCACTTATTGATGCTACTTGAGCATCTAACTCAGTTACTTTAGCATCTACATCACCCTTAAATTCATCTAGTGTACTCTGCAAGCTGTCTATATCCACTATCGCATGCGTGTGACTTGCGTTCGCCTTGCCATTTACCAAATTCCGTATGTCCATGTGTGCCGTCGGACTTATGTTGTGAGCTGATAGCTCATCATCTATTCTACTATTCATACTACCCGCCCCTAAAACACTATAAAGTGCCAATCTCTTTTTACTATCCATATATTTAATATTCTTTCTACATGTCTCTAAACTTCATTTAAGCCAAACCTAGCTCTTTCAATCTCTTTTCTTCAGCTGTCATACCACTGTCTTTTTCACCTACAGGCATTCCAAAGTCCTTTGCTGTAGACTTAGATGTAGACTGTGTCCACTCTGGGTACTGCTGTATCCACTTTGCTACTAGGGTTATATCCTCAATCCCATACTCAGCTTTGAACAACTTTATAGCACTATCTAGCCTATCCTCTCGAATATTAGCCCTAAGCAACTTTGCTTCTAGCTTAGCAGTGAATAGTTCATCATTATACTGCTCTAGTGACTGTTTTTCTACTTCATCACCACCTTGTTCAATATCATCACTATCTGCTTCTGTATCATCAGATGGCACACCCTCGCCATTTTCATCATCATGTTGGTAATCCAACTCATTATCATCATGTTGCTCAGCTTCAGTTTCAGATTTTGCCTTAGCATCAGCTTCGTGTTCTGGTTCAGCTTTGTCATCATCTTGCTTGTTGTCTGAGGCTTCAGTTTCCTTACTTTGCTCTGCAGCTTTTTCAATCTCTTGCTGTGATTTATCAGCTACTTTGTCATCACTTACATCATCACTGCTACCCCCATCTGCATCATCTACATCTAGGATACTGTCCACATCGCTGTACTTTTCATCGAATAAATTAATTCCTAGTATTTTAGACAGCTTCTGCTTTTTCTCTTTCAGTGTCATTTCTTACCTCCTTTATTTTTTGGTATGATTGTTTGTTATTACCTTTGGTTTCATGCATACTCTCACTTCCATCATGCATAGGCTGGGTTGCATTCTGTAAAAACTGCTGTTCTTGCACAATATCCATCAGCTTTTGCACTGCTTGTTCATCAGTCAAATTTGTGTCTAGTTCTTTTATAGCATCTTTAGTGCTAACTAGCCCTAGTCCTAGTTTCTTATCCAGCAAGTCTAACACTGTCTCTTGAGTAGGGCTCACATACTCATTAAACTTGATGTGTATCAGACTACTGTAGTCCTCTATGTCCTCACCATCTATATAATCACACATCTGCAAGTACCTATTTAATAAATCTGCTAAAGTTAGTGACCAGCTCTTTAAGCTCTCTTTACGTTTTCTTAGAGATGGTTTTTCTCTAGCATCTTGACTTTCCTGACTACTATTGATGCTCTCCAGTCCAGTTATACCTATCGTGGTAGGTGATATACCCACTTTATTTAGTGCTGTGGATATTAGGTACTTTGCTGTCTCTACATACGCTTGCCAGTTTATTTCACCTTGAGTAGTAGTCACTAGTGACCTATTGTCTAAGCTACTGCCTTTAGTTTTGATTATAGTTTTATTAAATGGGTCATAGCCTAAGATATTTCCCTCTGTGTCTTGTTTTAGCAAGCTATCATCTACAAACTCCTTTATACCACCCTTGCGTATAGCATCCATCAAGTCACTTATACTTTCACTTAGCTTATCCTCAATAGTAGACAAGCCCATGATGTCAGGCACACCCCTTTCACCCTTGTAGACTAGATTGTGTACATGGTTCTGTTTGTATATTATAGGGAATTCCTTTAGTGGCAAGACTACCGTAGATACTTCAGACTTCTTTACTTTAAGTGATTTTAAATAAAGCTTATACGCTTCCTTATTCTCTTTTTCAAATACATATCTGCCATCTTTGTACACAAAGTACTCTACTACCACAAAGCCAGCTTTGTTTTTACTGTACACTTCGTGTAGCTCTAGCCCTTGTTCATCATCTGATACTTCCTTGATGACTATGGTCTTTATCTTTTTCCTATGATAAATTATCTGCAAGTGCTGTGGCTCTATAATGTCTATAAGCGGTCTATTGCTCACTGAGCTATTGTAGCTCAACCTATACGCAAAGTCTCCCATACCACTTTCATAGTACACACCTTGACTAAACAGCTCTTGCAGATTGTTTTTTACTATACACTGATTTAGTTTTTCATCTATCTCACTGTCCCCACTCTCACACACAAAGCCAGATGATGCCATCAAGTTTTGCACGCCGTTGACTATCATAGGCAACAGTCCAAAATACGCAAAGGCTTGACCATGAATATATTTTCCTAAGAATGTATCGCTTAGTTCAACCGCCATCCATGTGTCATTTATGAACTGTCTACTATCCACTCTCCAAAAGTGCCGTATTACCTTTGGGTCATTTGAAAGCAATGCCATATTCATAGCCAAATTAAACTGCCAAATCTTAGGGCTACGAATATTGCCCAGTATATTCTTGTGTTTGAAATCAAACTTGTACAATATCCCTATCCCTCACTATAAAACAAATGGTCACTGAACTTTCGCCTTGCACTCTCATTCTTAGCCTTGATGTATGCATTTTGCTGGTTTTCATTTGTTATACCTTTATGTTCCAACTCAGTATTTATACTAGCGTCATCTATAGGTTCTACTATCTCCCAGCCCTTAGACTTATACATAGTATAAAACGCACCAATATTTACAGTAGTCTCAGTTTTACCATTTCTTATCTTTACTTGACTATTCATAATCTTCCTGCAAGCCTTTCAATGTCTCTTGAAAATGCCCCACATCAAAGCCCATATTTCCACTTATCTCTATCTGTTGTTTTGGACTTTCACCTATAATCTCTAGATATAATCTCACAGCACTAGGGTCACCACTACACGCCTTTTGATACAAACCTACTATCATACCCATACGGTTGTTTAGCTCAGCTTCAGGTATGCCTAGTGACTTTAATAGAGCCTTATAATCACCCACTACGGTCAAGCCCAATAGCATATTTGCCATGTCCTTTATGGACTTTTGAGCTTGTCTTTTTTCAGCACTAGCTCTACCACCCTTTTTGGCTATTTCGCTTTGTTCTCGCTTTGTTCGTTTGCTCAAAGGCACTAATTTTGATGGATTTCCACGCACCTTTTTGTCTGTATTTTTGTCTAGATTTTTATCATTTTCAAAAGACATTTACATCAACCTTTTAAACACATAGTATCAAGATTTTCACACAATAAAGCTACTAAATATTTCATATTTCATAAATAAAAAACTTAGCAGTATATCTCACACTGCTAAGTTTAAATTACTCTGCTATTGACATGTCAAGCGGTTGCTATTGTCATCTTTTTTTTAGCTATTGTCATCTTTTATTTCTACACTATTTTATAGTGTTTTGTCATTGGCTAAGACTGATATTGCCCTATCATATAACCTAATTACATGCCTACGGCTAAAATTAAACTGCTTGCAAATCTCTCCCCACGACTTGCCACAATAGTTTACTGCTATCACTACCATCTGCTCTATATAGCTCAAAGTAGCAAACTTATCTAAATATACAGGATTGATTAATTCAATCTCTACTTTCAAACCTACCCCCTTAAACTACTAACCTTTATACTCTTAAATACATCAGCCTTTTGGTCTACTACCACTATCTGCTCACCGACTTTCAAGATGTCCCCATCCTTGTAGTCATATATGTTGCCAACTACTTTTGGTGCATACTTCTCCATTTCTAGTTTATTCTCTCGTTCTATACCTTTCTTTCTCGTACAATAAGCACAGTAGTATACTGCATATTTACAGTTACTATGAAAGCTAGTTTCCTTACCACAATCTGGACAGATGTATTTATAACCACTTCCCTTTTTCATTCTAAACTCTCCTCTTGGTACTCATTATTATATTTACCCACTCCTCGGTCAGCAAGTAGTCCACGCCGTTTGAGTAATCGTTTTTGGTCTTATTTTCATCTAGTTCACTGCCGTCATCATTTAGTAATATCTGCTCATGGGACTGGTACGACTTCAACGCTCTATCTGTCCACAGTAGCCTTTCTTGTATTATCAACTGCTGTTTGGCTTGACATCTAGTCACTAGATTTATTTCGCTCTTGCTGTGCTTTATCGCACCCTTTATAGAGACATTACTGAACCTAGTTCTAGCTCTCCATGTGCGTATCATTATCGGGTCTTCACTATCCACTATAATCTTTCTAAATAATCCAAAATAATGCACCCACCACCATTCCAGTTTATCCTCACACTGTCGTATAATCTCATCATAATCTACAGCTGGTATAATATAAGTAGCTAGCACTACAGCCCGCTGATACCCTCTACTGTATCCCCCTATACTTAGCACTGTAGCAGACTTGTCATCATTGTCTATATCCAGTGATGACCCTATATCTAATGTAGCATAAATACATTCTAGATTATTCAAATTTACATCATCAAACTTTCTTAAATGTATCTCTCGCTTTAAAAAATCCCCATATGCCCCACCATTTGCCACACCCCTAAGTCCGAGTATCTTATTTTTATACAACTTTGTACCTATAGGTGTATCACCTATAATCTGAGCTTTCTTTTCGGGTGTGCATGATATATTATCATTAAAAGTAAAATACCAGTGGGTATAACCCTCTTTAGGTTCTTTGTTGAGTTGTTCTAATAATTCTTGTGGATAGTCGCTGATGTACTGATTTAGTGGTCTAGAATGGTTTATATACTTTGAATAAATATCTAAATCTGGGTTGTCTGGATTGAGTGTCCAGAGCTTATAATCACACCTTATACTAGCTTCTTGAATAAAGTCTATGTCAGCAATATTAGCTTCATCTACATATAAGCAACCTAGCTGTCCACCTAGCACCTTTGTCCATCTAGCTTTGTCATCGTACCCAAATACATAAATTATTTTGTCGTTGTTAAAAACAAGATGGGGCAGGTTTATAGCTGTATTTCCATGCCCCTTATACTGTAACAATCCACCCCACTCATGCAACAACCCCCAATCACTATTTATTATATTCTTTTCAGCAGTCCCCAAATCCTTTGCACAAATCCCATGATACTTTCTGCTAGACTTAATAACTTCATACATAAACTTCACCCCAGCACCCACTGTAGTCTTTCCACTATAGGTAGTACCCTCTAGGATATCAAACCTGCTACTGTGCCTTATAAAGTCTTTGTACTTTTTACTCAATTTCAATTTTCACCTACTCCCACATACTAACCTGCTTCCTAACTTCATCTAGCCTTTTATTCGCTTTATCACAGTACCTTTTGTCTATCTCAAAACCCATGTACTCGTGTCCGCTTCTTTGACATGCTACTAGGCTACTTGCACTGCCTGCGTGGGTGTCTAGTATTTTGTCGCCCTTTTTTGCGTAGTGGTGTAGTAGCCATTCGTATAGCTGTACTGGCTTTTGGGTCGGGTGAAATCTCGGGTCTTTCTTGTCCCCTTGTGGGATACACTCAAAGCACTTTGCGTTGCTATTAAAACTTGTCCATGCGTATTCACACATCGCCATACTAAAACTCTCACTGATAGTTAGCTTTCGCCACACCACAAAACACCGTGTAGGAGGCAAGTCAAAATAATTCCCACCCCATATTATTTGGTTCTGTGACACCCTAAACAGCTCATCAAAGTACTCCTTAGGCGGTGCAAAGTCCCACGCTCTATGGTCTATCTTGCCCCCATCCCCCACCCACCTAGGTCGTTTAGCCTTACCATGCCCTATAGTTCCATCAATTTTCACCTTGTCATACAGATACCTTTCAAACCTACCATCTTTATTCCCAAACCTACCAGTAGCCTTATTTTCCCACTGCTCATCACCCCCACCACCATACGGCGGGTCTACAATAGCTAGCTCAAAATACTTGTCAGGTATGTCCTTTAAAGCTTGCATACAGTCCATGTTATACAGCTTATTTAGCTCAAATCTCACTCACTTACCCCTTATATTCAAATCCAGCCCCCACCTGCATTATTGCCAAACTCACAACACATCCTACATCCTACATCCTACATCCTACATCTCCACCCCCATATATCCCTCACTCCATGCCTGTCTATGGCTCACTGCCACAGTCCGTATCTTTACCCCATCTCTCCACCCATATCTCTTATATACCT